ATCCGACATCCTGTCGAACAAGAGACACCGCATCTTCGCAGACTGCCGCACGGTCATCTGCTATGTGCTGTGTGTAGGCCTGGGACTGCCAGCCATCCGTGTCGGTGCGCTGCTGAACCGCACACACGTCACGGTGCTGTACCACATCGCCAAGGGCAAGGACTGGCTTCGGATGCCGATGCTCAACAACAGGGGCGCAGCGGTCATCGGCTACATGATGGCAATGCTGCGCCAAAAAAGCGCATAGACGCGTTCTAACGGATTTTCTTTGCCGAGATATATGGTTTATCATCTTTGCAGAGAAATGCCGTTAGACGCAAAATTTGACGAAAATAACACGAAAATTTCGTGTTATATGCGAAAATGACTATATTTGCAAGCAAAATGGGAGCATGGCGATGCAGAAGAACCCATCGTGTATTTATCAACTTTGTGAAACGTGGATAAGTGGACGCTAAACGTAACCGATAAAACTGTTGATTATCGGGTGGCTTCGGCCACCCAACATGGGGCGAAAGGTGATTGCCGTGAGGCAGCGATTAAGAGGTAACAATGTTTTTTCATAGGGTTTAAGTTTAAAGGTTAATAAATAATATAGCAGGGTTCGATTCCCTGCCGCCCCACAAAGTTAATAAATAAATTCTATGGACACAAGTATTGAAGAACTGAAATTTGATAAGAAGAATTTCAACAAGCATACCGAATACGGCATGAGTTTGTTGGAAAAATCACTGCGTGAGAATGGCGCAGGTCGTTCCGTTCTCGTGGATAAGGATAACAACCTTATTGCTGGCAACGGAATAGTTGAGGCTGCTATCAACGCAGGTATAACCAAGACAAAGGTGATAGACGTTACTGGTGATGAACTGGTGGTGGTTAGGCGCACCGACCTTGAACTTGATACCAAACAAGGAAGGGAAATGGCACTTGCCGATAATGCCACCACAGCGGCAGACCTTTCATGGGACTACGAAAAACTTGCCGAGGTAACGGATGAGTTTAGCATAGATACTGCCGATTGGGGTGTATTTCAACCGACAATCATTGACCCTGATGATTTCTTTATGGATGATAATAAACAGGGTACAGATGATGGTAGCATCCATATTGCGGTAGTAGTCCCTGCTGAACAAAAAGATGCAATTGCAGAGATAGAGGCAGCAATAAAGGAATCCGTAAGCCAGTGGGCAGGGTGTGAGGTGAAATAATAGGACTTGTACCTCGCAGGGGAAAATCAAAAGAAAAGAATTATGGACTTGTACCTCGCAGGGGAAAATCAAAAGAAAAGAATTATGGACTTGTACCTCGCAAGGGAACACACGGTAAAAAACGGTGGCGCTTGCAAAACTTGGGAAAATGTAAAAATTCTTGAGAGTTTCTTTTATGCAAGGAAAAATAGCCACTTTAAAAGATTAGCAAAAACTGCCACAAAACTAATATTAGATAGCGGTGCATTTACTTTCTTAAAAAACAACTCAAATATAGATTGGGATTATTATCTTCATGAATATGCTAATTTTATTGTAGAGCATGATATAGAGTTATTTTTTGAACTTGATATAGACCCGTTAGTAGGGTTAAATAAGGTAGAAAAGTACACCCAAATGCTTGAAGATATTACTCACAAAAAACCAATTCCAGTATGGCACAAGTCAAGAGGGAAAGAGTATTACATTGAAATGACAAAAAATTTCCCATACATTGCACTTGGTGGAATTGCGTTAAAGGAAATACCCAGGAAACAATTCGAGTTATTATTCCCGTGGTTTATTGCTACGGCACATAAAAATAGGTGCAAACTCCATGGGCTTGGTTATACTGGAGACTTAAAAAAATATAAGTTTGACTCGGTTGATTCTTCTGCATGGACTCATGGCAACAGGGGGGGGTATGTGTATTATTTTAATCCATTAATAGGAAAAATGGAGCAAATAAAGAAAAAAAACTCAAGAGTAAAGAGTTTTGAAACTGCTTATAACAATTTTATAGAGTGGCAAAAATATAGTAAATACGCAGAAATATATTTATAACGAATAACTTATGTACTACGTCAGTAAAAGAATTGAGATAGCAGGGGCGCATCGTCTTACCCTTAACTATGAGAGCAAGTGCAGCAATATACACGGGCATAATTGGATTGTCACGGTATTCTGCAAGTCAGAGGAACTTGACCGAAACGGTATGGTCACTGACTTTACCAACATTAAAAAGTTAGTCCATGACCGGCTTGACCACAAATTTATCAATGAGGTATTACCCAATATAAACCCTACGGCAGAGAATATCTCCCGCTGGATCGTTGAAACAATACCCAACTGCTACCGGTGCTCGGTACAGGAGAGCGAGGGAAACATTGCAACATACATTGACCCGACAAAATAACGGCTATGAGGATAACGGAAATTTTCTATTCAATACAAGGCGAAGGCTATTGGACTGGCAGACCTGCTGTGTTTGTGCGCTTCGCTGGCTGTAATCTTCATTGCTCATTCTGCGACACCGATTTCATAATGAAAAAGGAAATGAGCGAGGATGAGATTGTGGATGAGGTATGCCAATACGGCTGCAATATGGTAGTCCTTACTGGTGGCGAACCGACTTTACAGGTAACGCCATCCCTACTTGATAAGTTGCATAAGCGTTGCAAATACATCGCAATGGAGAGCAATGGAACAAAATCACCCGAATGGCTAAAGGATGTGGATTGGATAACCATTTCACCGAAGACCATGTACAACGACTGCCAGTTAGCCGTAAACCACTGCGATGAGGTAAAAGTGGTAGTCAATGAAAACACGGATGCCGAACTGCTCTACAATATCAAGAGGCTTGTTTGTGCAGACCACTACTACCTGCAACCCTGTGATACAGGTATCAGTTACCTTAATGAGGAACATATAAAACACACCGTAGAACTTGTAAAAGATATCAAGACATGGAGAATATCATTGCAGACACAAAAGATGTTGAACGTGCAATAAAGACAATACTTGCCTACATCGGCGAGGATGCAGACCGTGAGGGATTGGTCGGTACTCCCGACCGTATCATAAGGATGTGGCGGGAAATATTCCGTGGTTACAACTCAACACAGAAGCCGAAAATCACAACCTTTGAAAATGACATGAAAAGCATTGACATGGTGTTTGATACCGGGGAATACTACTCCATGTGTGAACACCACATGATGCCGTTCTTTGGAAGATATTACTTTGCATATATCCCCAAAGAGGACGGGCGCATCCTTGGTATCAGCAAGATTGCAAGGGTGGTTAACTATTGCGCTGCCCGTCTGCAACTGCAAGAACGTCTTGCACGCAATATCATTGAGATGTTGATGGATGCCCTTAACGGCAACGTGATGGGTATGGCAATCGTTATGAAAGGCAAGCATCTTTGCAAGACCATGCGAGGGGTAAAAAATCAGGGTGATATGTCGGTTGCTCACTTGCAGGGAATCTTCAAGGATAACAAAGAATGCCGTGACGAGTTCTATAAACTCATTGATCTAAACAGCAAGTAATCATGGCAAAGGAGGATTTGATACCAACCAACAGGCGAACCAAAGAAGAAGCAAAGGAACTGGGGCGCAAAGGGGGTATTGCCAGTGGTAAGGCAAGAAGGCAGAAGCGAGAAACGCAAGCCGTGGCAAAGGCTATCTTGAACGAACTGGTAAAGACCACTGACGGGGGCGAGGTTTCAGTACGTTATGCCATGCTACGCAGTGCTGCACAAAAGGCTCTCAAGGGTGACATCAAATCCATTGACCTGCTTGTTCGGCTTGCCGATGAGATGCCGAAGCCTCAAGCAGAACTAACCATCAAGAGTGACAAATACGATAACATGACGGATGAGGAACTGATTGAGGAAAACAAGCGCATCACAAACATCATTGAAAACCTTTAATGAACTTGACGGAGATAACACGAAAAAACGGGAGGGGACTTGGGGCGCTGGCAACACGGCACCTCACAGCCTTTCTCGGTTATATCTCCAATAATTATAAGTTAGAGTGGTTTCATAGGGAAATAGCGCACCAATGCCAAAACCTTGTCATGGGTAACGGCAAAAAGAACGTGATGATATTTATTCCGCCACAACACGGCAAAAGCCAGATCGTTAGCCGTGCGCTCCCTGCATGGGCATTGGGTATCAATCCAGATATTAAGATTGCTTCATGTTCCTATGCTGGCGAATTATCACGCCAGTTTAGCAGGGCGGTACAACGCATCATGCAGAGCGATGAATACAGGAAGATATTTCCCAATACCAAACTTGCAGAGGGTACAGACAAAGGGTTTCAGCGTCAGGTGGATTACTTTGATATTGTTGACCATGCAGGGTTTTATAAGGCAGTGGGCGTTGGTGGTTCATTAACTGGTACTCCCGTTGACATTGGTATTATCGACGATCCCGTGAAAGATGCGATGGAGGCCTATTCCAAGACCTACCGTGACAGGGTGTGGAACTGGTACACGGATGTATTCCTCACCCGTCTGCACAACCGCAGTAAGCAACTGCTCATCATGACCCGCTGGCATGAGGATGACCTTGCAGGACGGTTGCTTGACCGGGAACCCGACAAGTGGACGGTGGTAAGCATCCCGGCCATCTGCGAAGTGGAGGGGGACGGCGGCATCAGCAACCGCCACATCGGTGACGCATTGTGGCCAGAGCGACACAGCCTTGAACGGCTGCGGGACGTGGAGCAGCGCAGCCCACGCACGTTCGCTGCCCTGTATCAGCAACGGCCAACGGTGGACGGTGGCAACATCGTCAAGCGGGAGTGGTTCAGGACAATCACGGCTAGCGACTTCGCCCGCATCCGCAAGCAAGAGCCGATGGTGTTCTTTCTTGATACGGCATACACCGACAAGACGGACAATGACCCAAGCGGCATCGTGGCAACGTGCAAGAT